TTATAATTATGGCAACATATCCTGTTATTCACAAAGAGACTGGTGAACAAAAAGAAGTGGTAATGAGTATTACCGAATGGTCAGAATGGTGTGATGATCATCCTGATTGGAAACGTGATTGGAGTGATCCTTCAACTTGTCCGATGGCTACCGAAGTAGGTGACTGGCGTAATACGTTAGTAAGTAAAAAACCTGGATGGAATGATATATTGGCTAAGGCAAGTACGGCACCAGGAGCACCTAATCTAAAAATATAAAGATGCCAAGAAGAAAAAAGAGTGTTGATCATCCTATTGGAGTTGGTTTGACGACCAGACAGATGAAGAAAAAAAAGCCTTTAAGTGCTGATTATCTGGTTAATATTGAACCTATCACCGATAATCAGAAAAAACTATTCGATTCATATGCAAAGGATAAGCATATTGCAGCATATGGATGTGCAGGAACTGGCAAGACATTTATTACACTTTTTAATGCACTTAAAGAGGTTCTAGATGAAAATACACCTTACGAAAAAATTTATATTGTTAGGAGTCTTGTTAGCACTCGTGAAATTGGTTTCCTTCCTGGTGATCATGAAGACAAGTCCTCATATTATCAAATACCTTACAAGCATATGGTGAGGTATATGTTTAGTATGCCATCTGATGCAGACTTTGAGATGCTCTATGGAAATCTTAAGTCTCAAGAGACGATTAAGTTTTGGAGTACTTCATTTTTAAGAGGAACAACATTAGATAATTCAATTGTAATTGTAGATGAATTTCAGAACTTGAATTTTCATGAATTAGATAGTATAATAACAAGGATAGGTGAGAATAGTCGAATTATGTTCTGTGGAGATGCAAGACAAAGTGATCTTACAAAAATGAATGATCGTAATGGTATTGTAGATTTCATGGACATCTTGCGTAAAATGTCATCTTTTGATATAATAGAATTTGGTATAGAAGACATAGTTCGTTCTGGACTTGTCAAAGAATATATCATTGCCAAGATGGAAGCAGGTATGTAATGTTTGATCATGTTGAACTTGATCTCCCTAAACTTTCTAGGGAAACTATAGATGGTGTTCGTTATTATTCAATTCCCGATGTAGAAGAACTAATTAAATTAGTATCAATTACTTCTATAACCAGTCATTTTAATAAAGAAATCTTTATTAAGTGGAGAAAAAGAGTCGGGGATGTTGAAGCGGATAAAATTACGAAAGCTGCCACAAGACGTGGTACTGATATGCATACTCTTACCGAGTATTATTTGAAAAATGATAATCTTCCAGACGTGCCACCTATCTCAGAGTTTCTCTTTAAGATTGCCAAGGGTGAACTCAATAAAATAAACAATATATATGCTCTGGAAGGTGCCCTATATAGTAGGCAATTGGGTGTTGCAGGAACAGTCGATTGTATTGCGGAATACGATGGTGAATTAGCAATAATTGACTTTAAGACTTCTAAGAAACCCAAACCACGGGAGTGGGTAGAACATTATTTTGTTCAGGCAATGGCATATGGATGTATGCTATACGAAATGCGGGATATACCCGTCAAAAAACTTGTGATCATTATGGCTTGTGAAAATGGAGAGTGTGTAGTTTATGAAGAATACGACAAAGCAAAGTACATCAAACTCCTCAACAAATATATTAACAAGTTTGTTAGAGATAAGTTGGAGTTCTATGGAAACTAGTAAAGAATTAGAAAAGGCAATAGAGAGTAAGTTTTTAACACCATCCAAGTTTGCGATGGAAATTGAAACTATTGTGGCAAAAGAGCAGATGAATTATATTGATGCTATTTGCCACTATTGCGAAATTAACAATATTGAGGTAGACTCAGTAACGAAGTTAATTTCTAAACCATTAAAAGAAAGATTAAAGTATGATGCTATTAATCTAAATTTTATGAAGAAAACTTCTAGAGCAAAACTTCCTATATGATGTTAGTGAATGAAAGTGACACCGTTTGAGACTTATCAATCATATCTTTCTATGAAAAGTCATTTTACTAATCCTAAGTATGACTTTTTTAAGTATGGTGGCAAATGCCGTGCTACAATGTCTTCCTTTAACAAGCGAAAGGATAAATATTTTTTCGAAAAAACTTCTAGGAAATATTCTGATGAACAGATTTTAAATTTTCTTTTAGCAAATTTTGTAATAACAGATAACCCACAAAATCTATGGATTGGAGAAATTATCAATTCTGGCGAAAGAAATTACGCAGAATGGATGAGACGCAAGCAGAGTTTGACTTACTTGTTCAAAGAACAACTCAACAAATTACTATCGGAGAACGACTTAGAGACAGTATTCAATTGCTCGAAAGGTCATCCCCCATTACTAAAAAAATATCTGGGTGGAGAGATCTCGCTAGAAACGCTTACGATACTGGAAAAAGTCTTTTCTTTCAGAAAAAACTTTGATAAAAAGTTAGACGATCCAGTGTGGGAATCCGTAAGTTTAAAAATTAAAAAGTATATTCCCTTCATAAATATTAATGTGTTCAATTACAAAAAAATCTTAAAGGAGGTTATTGGTAATGGCTCTTGAAAATGCAGAAGTTCTTGGTAATTTACAAAACCAATTAGTTCAACTTGATCAACAATTAAACACTTTATCTAATACACGTATTAGAGTCTTAGGTGCTATTGAAGTCTTACAACAAATTGAAAATAGTAAAGTTGAAGATGAAACTTCTGATGAAGGTTTTGAAACTGAAGAAGTGGAGGAATAATGAGTGAATTTTTTGAATCTGAAATCGTTCAGGATGAACTGAACGAAATGAATGAATTACAACAGGAAATTTATGGCAAGATTATGAATATTGTCAATTTATCCCGTGAAGATAGAACAGAACATATTGAAAAATTAAAAATTCTTTTAGAAAAACAACGTATCATGTATACAAGATTATCCCTTTCGGATGATCCAATGGCTATTAAAATGAAAGAACAATTACAACAATCGGTACAATTAATGGGTTTCCCACAAGGTACTGATATACAAGTATTGTTCGATGGCATGAAACAAACTATTGAAACTCTCAATCAACAGGTTGACACTTAATAGAATTTTTGTTATAATCTAAACATCCAACAAATCCAATTTATCTGAGGTATCTAAATGTCTTTCGCAGACTTAAAAAAACAATCTAAGCTGGGCTCTCTTACCCAAAAACTAGTAAAAGAAGTAGAAAAGCTTAATAACACTGGCGGTAATAATGATGACCGTCTTTGGAAGTTAGACGTAGACAAAAGCGGTAATGGATATGCCGTCATACGTTTTCTTCCTGCTCCTAATGGTGAGGATTTGCCATTTGTAAAACTATACTCCCATGCCTTCCAAGGTCCTGGTGGTTGGTACATAGAGAATTCTCTGACTACTTTAGGTCAGAAGGATCCTGTTTCTGAGTACAATACTTTACTCTGGAACAATGGCACAGATTCAGGAAAAGAAACTGCACGTAGGCAGAAGCGTAAGTTGACTTATGTTTCTAACATCTATATTGTAAAAGATCCTACTAATCCTGAGAACGAAGGTAAAGTATTCTTGTACAAGTATGGCAAGAAAATCTTTGACAAACTAACTGCAGCAATGCAGCCTGAGTTTGAGGATGAAGAAGCAATTGATCCATTTGATTTCTGGCAAGGTGCTAACTTCAAGTTGAAGGCAAAGAATGTTGCAGGTTTTAGGAATTATGATAGTTCTGAGTTTGCTGCAGTAAGTCCTCTTCTTAAAGATGATGATGCACTAGAAGCACTCTGGAAGAAAGAAAATTCTCTTCAAGAGTTTGTTGCTCCTGATCAGTTCAAGTCTTATGATGAACTGAAGAAGCGTGTTGAGTATGTTCTCGGCAATAAAGGACCTGTTCGTCAAGATCCTGAAGTTACTGATGAGGATAATTATCGTGGTTCTGCAGAGCAACTTGTTACTGCTGCCGTTACATCAACTCCTGTTACAGGTAGTGAAGATGAGGAAGATCCGTTATCTTATTTTGCTAAACTAGCAGAAGAATAAGTACAAAGTAAATGTAAAGACCCCTTAATGGGGTCTTTTTTTATGGCATTGTGGATTTAGTATTTTCGGTTGCGATTAAGTTTTCATTTATATACTGAGACGATTTATCATAGAGCATTTCTTGTCTCATATCATTTAAGAATTGTTGTAAATATCCTGGTTTTAGTAGATAAATTGATCTTTTCTTATTATTTTTTATGACTTCATATTCATAGTTACTCAATCCTGTTATAGGACTTATAGTTAAATTATAATCATTTGGATCTGGAATTGTAAAGGTAGAATCTACCACTTTACCTTTAGGGAGAATTAATTTATCATTTTCATCTTTGACTTCTTTTGTTTCATAGTGATGAATATCGTTTAGATCATCACCATAAACATCAAGAGCATAATCATATATTTCTTTATCGGATAATGGCCATTCATCTCTGGCATTAACTATACCAGCAGTCATTAGTACCACCCAATCTAGTTCTGCACTACCATACATTTCTTCGGCAACAGTATCTGGTCTGGCACCCTCTACAATTTCATACTTATTGAAGATTGTAAAAACATTTTGTAGATCATCACGTAATTTACATCTTCTAAAAAGGTTTTTAACCAGTAAATAATTTTGTGATGAATTACTATTAGATAAGAATGATTGATAGTATAATTCTGGTAGTTCTCTGAAGTATCCCATTTTAGTAACCCACTCCTATTCCTGCATCTGCGTTATCATAATCAATATCATAAATTGGTTCGAGTTCTTTGAATGTTAAATCCATGGACATAGAAACTGGTGTTCCATCTCCATAGGTGGCATATGTTCCATCACCT